AAGAAGAAAACGTTTACATCATTCCTGATACCACTACTGATACTTCAACTGCAATTGTTAGAGTATATCAAACAGCATCAAGTTCTACATTTGCAACATATACAAACATTAATGATGCTGTAACAATTAACTCAAACTCTACGCTGTATATCTTAAAGGAATCTCCTAATGGTTTCTACGAATTAACTTTTGGTGACGGCAATACTTTAGGTCAAGTTCCTCAAGCAGGTAATAAAGTTGTTGTGTCTTATCTATCAAGTTCGGGTGAAGATGCAAATTTAGCACAGACATTTACACCACAAACCGGTGTTACAGTAAACTTGGTTAGTTATGATTTAAATGTTACTACACAATCACGCTCAATTTCTGGTTCAGAAAAAGAAACTCTTGCGTCAATGCGTAAGAATGCGCCATTTAGATATGCTTCTCAAAATCGAATGGTTACTGCATCTGATTACTCGGCTCTTGCTCTGAAAAACTTCTCGTCTTTAATCAAGGACATTCAATCTTTTGGTGGACAAGATGCACTTGAACCAGAGTTTGGCACAGTATTTCTTTCTATTCTGTTTAATGATGATGTATCTGCTTCACGCATCTTGACAACGAAGACAGCAATTCAAGACTTGGCTGACCAGTTAGCCGTAGCGTCATTTACCTTGAAGTTTGAAGACCCGGTAAAAACATTTATTGAAACCGAGATATTCTTTCAGTTCAATCCAAACTTGACAACGCTTTCTGCAAATACAATTAAAGATAATGTGACGACCGTAGTGAATAATTACTTCTCTGATAAGACAGGTAAGTTTAATCAATCGTTTAGGCGTTCAAATCTGCTCACTCTGATTGACGATGTATCGCCTGCAATTCTTTCGTCTCGTGCGAACATAAAAATGCAGAGACGATTTGTTCCTACATTGACTGCTATTCAAGCGCATACTATTCGCTTTGCGGCTCCAATTGCCGCACCTGACGATGTAACATATCGTATTAGGTCGTCTTCATTTACATACAGAAACAAAGTATGTATTATTCGTAACAAACTAAATTCAAACAAACTTGAAGTATTTAATCAGACCGACAATAGTGTAATCATTGACAATGTTGGTGACTATGCTGGTGATACCGTAAACATCGTCGGTCTTCAAGTTGATGCACTTCAAAGTGGCACTACAAATATTAAAGTAAGTGCGACTCCCGCAAATCAGACAGCAATCAGTCCACTCAGAAGTGATATTGTTGAACACGATAATCAAATCTCTAGTGTGAGTATTGTTGAAGTAGCGCCAGGTATTACAAACTAATGAGTCATAAGACAGACGATACTCTGAGAGACTTAAACAGGAGAGACATTGCCTTTCCTGACTATAAGCATGACCAGATTCTACCTGGCTTCTTTGCGACGGATTATCCAAAACTGTTATCTCTTCTTGAAGAGTATTATCATTTTGAGGATGGTGATGACGCTCCGTCTCGTCTGGTAAATGACCTCTTCTATTCTCGTGACATTACTCAAGTTGACACAAATCTACTATCTTACATTGAAGACGAACTTCTTTTAGGTCAGTCATACTTTGAGGGGTTTGCTAACAAAAGAGATGCCGCTAAGTTTTCAAATACATTATATCGCTCAAAAGGTACCAAATTTTCTATTCAGCAGTTCTTCCGAACTTTCTTTAGTATTGACCCTGATGTTGTATACACAAAGAACAATGTATTTAAACTGAACGGCGGTGCTGATTATGCCACAGTAGAAAAAGAAGCCTTGCTTGACCAGGGTGTAGAAAATTATAATAGTCTTGATAGCGATGGCGCAAGAACTCGTTTTGATGAGTATATTGCTGAGAACTACACACCACTATCTGTGATTGGTTCTAACTCCGAGCGATTTCTAACTGATGATAAACTATATCAAACTTTTGCTGTTCAGATTAAAGCAGAATTGCCTCTGACTGACTGGATTGAAGAATATAAACTATTTGCTCATCCAGCAGGTATGTATCTTGGCTCACAACTTCAAGTTGTATCTGTTGCAACTGACTTAATGGTAGCACCAGAAGTTCTTCCTCCAAAATCGCCTCCAGTTCAGATTATAGATACAGCATTCTTTGGTGACTTTGCTGTTAGTGACAATACATCATTGGTGAATGACCCAGATTTGGACTCTGCGGGTATGTTGAGTAGAATTAGACCAGAACTTGTTGATATCAACAAAATTAATAACTACGGAACGATTGCAGAAATTAACAACCAATACTCTTCATTGAGAGAAGCACAACTTGCTGGTTCGCCGACTATGGATGATTCAGACTTCTCAACAGACTCAGCGGCAGTTGGTTTCAGAGGTATGGACATGTCAAACAACTTTGCATTCGAAACTATGGACCAAGAGAAGCATCCATACTATAGTGCTGACTCAGATGTATATTTGTCAAACTTAAACGCAACTTGATAATAAAAGTCGTATAAATAGATAAAAGATTACAGGATAAACGATGACAACTAGAGAAATTATCAATAAAGGCACTACAGCCAACGATGGGACGGGCGATACGCTTCGCACGGCTGCTGGTAAGATTAATAATAACTTTGGACAATTATTCTTTGCCATTGGCGGAGATAGTGCATCGTTTTCTCAAAAAACTCTTCTACGAGACGAAGGTATTCTTTTTGAAGGGACAACAGACAACGACTTTGAAACAAGACTTGGTGTTGATAATCCTACACAAGACAATGTAATCATACTACCCGACGACTCAGGAACACTCATTCTAGACTCGTGTGAACAAACACTTACTAATAAGACAATTCTAAGTCCTGTTCTTACTACACCAACTATTCGAGACACTAGCAATGACCACGATTATATCTTTGCTGTGTCTGAACTGGCTGCTGACAGAACGATTACACTACCTTTATTAGCTGGTGATGACACACTCGTTTTCAATAGTCATGTAGCGACTCTGACAAACAAAACTTTAAACTCTCCAATTCTACACACACCAAGACTTGGCGGTAAACTTCTTGATAGTGCTGGTGCTGAAATTCTTGAATTGACCAAAGCAACCAGTGCTGTAAATTATATTGAAGTCACGAACTCAGCAACAGGTGCTGGTCCTAGCATTACTGCTACAGGTGATGACGCAAATGTCAATCTTGAAATTAAGACAAAGGGAACCGGCGCAATTAGTTTTGAAAACAAGATTGCGCTTGAAAAAGGGACCGATGTAACTACAACAACTGCAATTGACTTGACAGACCCACTGACAGTTTTCAATCCAACATCTACACAGATTGACCCAACAATTGCGACAGGTGCTATCACAGGTGAAGTCAAATCTATTATGAATGTCGGAACACAAAGTGTGCATTTATATGGTGCAACAAGTGGTATTTTAGAAGATGCTGACTCAAATGGTGGCTTCCTTGACATTCCATCGGGTAAAGGTTGTCAGTTATTATATATTTCATCAGAATCAAAATGGTTTATTCTAGGCAACAACGGTGTAACCGGCGGATAAGAAAATGGCAATTATTACAAACAGAATTAAAAAACAAGTTATTGAAAGTCTTATCACAGACTTCGACAGCACTGGAACGGAATATTATATTGGCGTAGGTCGTTCGAACGACTGGAACGATTCTGATGTTGCGCCTACGGAGTTAAATCATCAACGTGAAGACCGAGACTTTAGACACGGTCTTCAGTCAATCAAAACAATTGCTGATTTATCTTTTGTTGTGCCTCGTTACAATTGGTCAAGCGGTGCTGTCTATGGTGCATACAGAGATAACTTTGTTGGTTATCCTACTCAGCCATACTATGTGATTAACGAGAATAATCAGGTTTACATTTGTATTGAAAGCGCAACAAACGCTGAAGGTGTTGGTATTGTTTCGACAGTCCAACCAACAGGTAACACATCAGGCACACCATTCGCAACTGCTGATGGTTATATCTGGAAGTTCTTGTATTCTATTAGTGCTATTGATGCTAATAAGTTTGTTGCCGCAAACTATATTCCTATCAAACTACAGGGCGCAACAGATTCCGATTCTCAGGCATCTGACATTGAGCAACTTGCTGTTCAGAACGCCGCAGTTCCTGGTCAAATCATTGGTTATACTGTTGAGTCTGGCGGTGCAGGATATACATCAGCACCAACACTAAGTGTTAGCGGCAATGGTAGTGAAGCGAAAGCGACACTTTCGATTTCAGGCGGTGTTGTAACAAAGGCTGAGTTGATTGACAGCAGTGGTGCGTTTACTCTTGGTTCAGGCTATGACTATGCAAAAGTAACTTTGTCTGGCGGTGGTACTCCATCCAAACCTGCTAAACTTCGTCCTGTTTTATCAACACCACTTGGATTAGGTGGCGACCCAAGAGACGACCTTCGTTCAACAGCAATTATGTTTAATGTGAAACCAGAGGGTGCCGAAGGCGGTGGTGACTGGATTATTGGTAACGATTTCCGTCAAATTGGTCTTGTCAAGAACATGAGAGCCTATGTTGATGGTGATGCTGACAGCGCCAACGGTCCACTGTTCAGTGAGACTACAGGTTCTACACTAAACAAACTAGGAATCACAGGTTTATCAGGCGACCAAGTTGATGTTAAATTTACACAATCAGCAACTGGTGCGTCTGCATATATAGATAAGATTGATTCCGCTAACATCTGGTATCATCAAGACGAAGACACAGGATTTGCTGAATTTAATTTGTCAGCAATTACTGGCACTGGTATTTCAGGAACAGTCAATTCAGTAGACTCGGCTGAGGTCTATAAATACACAGGTGAAGTTCTCTATATTGACAATCGTGCGGCAGTATCACGTTCCGCAGACCAAACCGAAGACATCAAGATTGTAATTCAAATTTAAGGCTAGTTAGATGGTTAACGCATTTACAGAAAATACTTTTTCGACCACATATAAGGACGATTGGAGAGATAGCGACCATTATCATCGCATTCTGTTCAATAGCGGTCGTGCGTTGCAGGCTCGTGAACTTACACAGATGCAAACCATCATTCAAGAAGAGATTTCGAAATTTGGTCGTAATGTTTTTAGAGACGGTGCGTCGGTAAATCCTGGTGGTGCAACAATTCGAAACAATGTCGAATATGTAAAACTTGATACAACACTTGGTGAAACACCAACAAGTGCTATTGTTGGAACAGTATTCACAGCGACTGGAGGCTCGGAAATTAAAGCACGAGTTATTCGTGTTGTTGATGCCGAAGGTAGTGACCCTGCAACACTTTATGTTCAATATACAGATACATCTGCAGGAACAGCAGGCACTGAACCAGTGCGCTTTCTTGCTGGTGAAGCAATCGATAATGGCTCTGTAAATCTTAGAGTTCAAACAACAGCACCTCATGTAGGTCAAGGCACAGAGATTTCAAATGCTGGCGGTGACTTCTTTGCTCGTGGTCACTTTGTGTTTGCTGAACCACAAACAATTATTCTAGACAAATATGGAACAACACCAACCAAAGAAGTTGGCTTTAAAATTACAGAAGATATTGTAACCGCATCAGATAATGCGGCTCTCTTCGACAACCAAGGTGCCACTCCTAACAGAGCAAGTCCTGGTGCTGACCGATATCGCATTCGTCTTACTCTTATTAACAAAGCGGATTTGGCTGCTGATGAAAACTTTGTGTATTTCTGTAATGTTATTAATGGTGAGATTGTAGAGACTGTTACATCAACTAGCGAATATAATGCACCTGCACAATTGGTAGCGGAAAGCCTCAGTGACACAAATGGCAATTTCATTGCAAAAGAGTTCAGGCTCGACTTTGTTACCGATAGTTCGGTTGATGCAAATATCATCGCTCGTGTTCCTCCTGGTGGTGTTGCTTTCGTAAATGGTTATAGAGCAGCCGCCGAGCAAGGCGCTAACATAACTATTTCAAAGCCCAGAACAACGGTAACACAACAAAATGATATTGTAGGTATCTCATACGGTAACTATATAAAGGTCGATACGCTCGAAGGTAATCTGGGCAATGCAACATTTGCTCAACAAAATCTTTCAACATCTGCTACGGATCCGTCAGGCAGTGTTATCGGTACCGCTCGTGTTCGCTATGTAGAAGAAGATGGCGCTAACTATAAAGTATATCTGTTCGATATTGAGATGACTTCAGGACAATCATTCCGTGATGTTCGCTCTATCGGTACCGATGACGATAATTTTGCAGCCATCATCACAGAAGGCGGCGTTGCTGTTCTGAATGAACCAACAAACAGAACTTTATTATTTCCTCTGACAAACATTCGTCCATCTGATATCAGTGATGTAGACTTTGAAGTTCAACAATTACTTACTGGTACCGCAACAGGCACAACACTCACTTTGTCTACGACTGGCAGTGAATACTTTTCTAATACCAGTCAATGGATTGTTACTGCCGCTGATAGTGGTGGTGTAATCGATGGTTTTGGAACAACACTTACTGGTTCACCTATCGGTTCTGGTGTCAACATCACTGGTCTTCCATCTGGTGCTAGTGTCAATGTGTATGCAAAAGTCAATAAAACCAACGCACAGTCTCGTCAGAAAACTTTAACCGAACGCGCATTCTCGACCCATGTTGAGAGCGATGGTAATGGGGTTGCGTTTGTTGACCTACACAGAAGCGACTTATTTGAAGTCATCTCTATTAAAGAGACAGATTCTGATGGTAGAGACTTATCATCTAACTTTACGATTGATGATGGTCAGCGTCCAGGTTTCTATGACAATGCCAGATATATTCTTTCAACAGGTGTGACACCTCCTGCTTCTGTGTTTACTCGGTTCAAGCACTTTACTCATGGTGTTGGTGACTTCTTTGATATGACATCATATAATGGTCAGATTGCATATAACCAGATTCCAGATTATATAAATGCCGCTGGTCAAAAAGTCAGTCTGCGTAATGTAATAGACTTTAGGTCTTCGGTAGACTCTGCTGGAGAGTTCACAGGAAGTAGAGCAGTTATCAATGAATTGCCAACAACCGGTGATGTGTTTCAAGCAGACGTTGATTATTACTTAGGTCGCTCTGACAGAGTTGTAGTCAACACAGACGGCACGATTAAAACAGTTCAAGGTCAACCAGGCTTTAATAGACAGTTACCAGCAGTTCCTGCAGGAACGCTTCCGCTGTTCAATATTGATTTTCCTCCGTATGTCTTGAATGACTCTGACTTGTCAGCTAAACCTCTGAAGCATAAAAGATTTCAGATGAAAGATATTGCTCGTCTCGAAGAGCGTATTGATGCAATTCAAGAAGACTTATCATTAACATATCTTGAACTCGATACATCAACTCTGTTGGTTCAAGATAGTAGTGGTAATATTCGCACAAAGTCTGGTTTCTTCGCTGATAATTTCCAAGACAGAACATTCTCTGATACACGAGCAGGAGACTATCGTGCGGCTATTGACCCATCAAGACAAATACTATCTACAAACACAATCAATCATAGTATTGATATGGTGTATGATTCTGATGTGTTAGGCAATACTATTCTGAAGGGTGACAATGTTTATCTGAAATATTCTGAGATTGTTGCTATCAAACAAGACCTTGTTTCAGGAACAGAAAATGTAAACCCATTTGCTGTCATTATTGGTGAAGGTAATCTGACATTATCTCCAGCATCTGATACTTGGATTGAAACTACATATATTCCTGAGAAAGTTATTGACAACGGAACTGAAGAAATTGAAGCCGGTTCTATAAATGAAGGTATCCTCGCAAGAGGCACTGCTAACAGAAGAGCAAGCACTCGTCTCGATTGGGTAAATCCAACAGTTAATATTCCGTTGTTAGGCTTTAGTGGTGGAGTATTTAATTTTAACATTGGATGGCTTGGTCTTGGCACATGGCGAAGTGCCCAGTCATGGAACTGGAACGGCACTAATAACACTGGTCGAGTTGTTGTTGAAGGTACAAGAAGACGTGGTAGAAGAAGAACTGACAACACATTTAGTCAAAGAATTATTACAAGCGAATGGACTAAAAGAGAAGAAATTGGTGACCGAACAGTCTCTTTGACCTTCTTACCATGGATGCGTTCACGAAAAATTGCATTCCGGGCAGAAGGTCTACGACCAAATACACAATACTTCCCGTTCTTTGATGGACAAGCAGTTTCTTCGTTCTGTAAAACTGAAACAACTTTTGACCGACACGCCGCGATTGGTACAGATGCCGTAAGTTATGGTGACCAATATAGACTGTCAGCATCACATCCTGAAGGCAGTGAAAATCTTGTTTCTGATGCTGACGGTGAGATTATTGGCTCTTTCTTCTTACCATCGAATCCAACGACGAAGTTCAAAGCAGGCACTCGTGAGTTTAAACTCCTTGATATTAGTGTAAATCAGAATGATGCCGCTACATCTCGTGCATCTACTAACTATCATTCTCTGGGTGAACTTGACACAAGACAAAAAACTATTGAGTCAACAAGAATCGTTGAGTTGAGAACAAGACGCTGGACCGAAGTTACTTGGCATGACCCACTTGCTCAGTCATTCAGAACACCTGAAGGTAATGGTATCTTTGTGACAAAGATTGATACGTTCTTGAATAGTAATGGCGAAACTATTGTTCCTATTCAAATGCAAATTCGTCCAATGGTAAATGGTTCGCCTTCTGCTTCAGAAATTGTTCCTGGTGCCGTAGTATTTGTAAGTGCCAGTGATGTAAACGATAATACGGGCGCAACAACTCAAGCGTCTGTCATCGCTAATCCAACACAATTTGAATTCGATGAGCCAATCTATTTGAATCCAGATGAAGAGTATGCTATTGTTCTGTTAGCAGATACAACAAACTATGAAGCATATGTTTCAGAAACATACGCATTTGAACTAGGCTCAACTGAGAGACGCATTAATAGACAACCTTCGATGGGCTCTCTGTTTAAATCACAGAACGGCACAACTTGGACTCCAGACCAAACAAAGGACATGACTTTCAGACTTTATAAAGCACAGTTTGATACAGCAGGTGGTTATGCTGTCTTCCAGAACAGACCTGTTCAAAATACTTTGTTGAATGCGGATTCGTTCTTTGCTGATAGTGGAGACGCAACAGTGACGATGCTTCTTCCTGGTCATGGTTTCGAGGTAGATGATAAAGTAACGATTGCTGGTCTTGATAGCGCAACAACATACAATGGCATCTTAGGCTCAAGCATTATGGGAACAAAAAATGTTGATGCTGTTGATGGCTTTGGTATTCAGTTTGAAGCAGATAGTGCTACAACATCTGCTGGTCGATTTGGCGGCACAACTGCTACCTCGTCTCGTCAGTTCAACTATGATATTCTATATCCAATGTTTGATGCACTTCAGCCCGAAGACACAACCGTTGATTATCAAGCACGACTTATGACTGGCTCTTCCTTTGCAGGAACAGAAACTCGTTATCAGTTGGTAGATTACACCAATGATATTGAAATCAAAGAAGAAAACACATTTGATTTCCCAAGAATCATTGCGACACCTGCTAAAGAAGCAACTGCTGGTAAGTCAGCATTGTTTAAAGTTAATCTGAATACTATTGACCCAGATGTCGGTCCATATATTGATGGTCAAAGAGCGTCTTTGATTCTAGAAGAAAATAGAATTGACAGACAAGCCGTGGCTGCTGTTGTAGGTCAGTTCAATGCACCATTAAGTTATGTTGCCGAGACAGATGCACGATTTGGTTCTGCAATGTCAAAACATATAACATCTGTTCAAGTTGTTCCTGGCTCTGCTGTTGGTGTTAAAGTCATACTAGCGGCTCTAAGACCAAATGCCGCCAGTATCACACTATATTACAGAACTGCAACTGGTGAAGAGAACATTCTAGATAAAGAATGGACTTCACAGGCAACCGAGGTTTCAGTTGCTCCAGACGAAGCAAACTTCTCTGAGTATAATTATCTGATTGGTGGAACAGAAGGAACTCTGACCCCATTCACAGAGTATCAATTGAAACTTGTTTTCGAATCAACAAACTCAAGTAAGATTCCTGTAATTAAGGATTTGAGAGCAATCGCATTGGCAACATAATGAATGAAAGATATGTTAGATTAGAAGGCAGTGGTAGTTTTGCAAGAGATTTAAATACCGGGGCTGTGGTTAATATAAATAGAGATGAAATCGAAAAAGCCCGAAGAGCAAAAGAACTGCGAAAGAAAAAAGAATCGGAGTTCGAGACACTAAAGAATGAAGTTGGTGAGATTAAAGAACTGTTGAACAAACTTATAGAGAAACTATAATGGCTAGAAATGCACCGACAAAAACAATAATTACCGCGACATTTACTGATTTAATATCGGACATTAACGATATTTCTTTTGACTTGGGCGCAACTGGTCGACTGACAACAAATCAAGACTCTGATGTTGTCGGTGCTATCAATGAACTCAAACTTGGTATTAGTGGAACTTCCAATAACTTAGTCGCAACTGACTTAGCTGACTTTACTGCTGATAACATTGTATCTGCACTACATGAACTTGATAGTGACATGCATGGAGCAGGTGGTGGTAATGCTAAGGCTGACTTGACGACTGATGCGAAGAGCATCGTAGCGGCTATCAATGAGATTGAAGCGGTCTTTGATGCATCTACATACGAAATCACAGCAGGTTCAAATCAATTTGATGTCACTTCGGGAGACTTCAATGTCAATGCAACTGGTGATATCACACTTGATGCGAGTGGTGATATCATTCTTGATGGTGACGATGCTGATGTTCTTCTGAAAGATGCTGGCACACAATATGGTGCTTTAACTAATACCTCAGGTAACTTGATTGTTAAGTCAGGCACAACAACTGCTCTGACATTCTCTGGTGCTAATGTCACGACAGCAGGTTCTATTACTCTCGGTAATGCTAATATCATTAGAACGGGCAGTGTCGTCGTTGATGCAACAGCGAACATTACACTCGATGCTGATGGTGGTAATGTTTATCTAAAAGATGGTGGCACACAATACGGTGCTTTGACAGCATCAGGTTCTAATCTGATTGTCAAGTCTGGTTCTACCACAGCAGTAACATTTGATGGTGATAAAGCAACATTCTCAGGTCCTATCTATGCTGACTCAAGCATGGGAACACTCGACCAAACTGTTGTTGGTGCTATCAACGAATTACATGACTCTTTGGGTGACGCTACACTTACAACGACAGCGACTCAAGTAAAAGAAGCGATTAACGAACACGAGACAGACATTGGAGACATGACTTTCACAGGTCTGTCTGCTACCAACATCTCAGCCGCTATTCGTGAACTGAGAACAGAACTTGGTAATCACTCTACTCTTACTACAACAGCCACATCAAATACTGTGGCAGCTATCAATGAACTTGATGCGCTTCAAGGTAACTCAGCACTGGGAACTACTGCAACTACAATTACAGGTGCGATTGCAGAACTTGATAGTGACCGTGATGATTTGATTACATTTGCGGCTCCAAATACTGGTCTTACAACAACAGCAACAACTCTTCCAGGCGCTATTAACGAACACGAGACAGACATTGGAGACATGACTTTCACCGGTCTGTCTGCCACTAACATCTCGGCTGCCATACGAGAACTAAGAACAGAACTTGGTAATCACACTTCACTAAACACGACAGTCACAACCAATACCGTTTCAGCAATTAATGAACTACATACAACTTTAGGTGATGCTCATGTAGATTCTAATGGTGTAAACAATAACTTATCCTCAAATAATATTGGCGAGTCTCTTGTTCGTATTGATGATTTTCTCGGTGATAGAGCAACACTAAATACTGATAACATTAACGACACAACGAATATCGTTACTAGTTTAAATTCTTTGGGCAGTGCTATTGCACTCTTGGATTCTGATGGTGTTGCGGTTAATCAGGCTCTCGGTCTGTTGGAAGACTTAGATGCGGCATTTGTTGGTTCAGAAAGAGATAACTTTGTTGCGGCGTTAAATGCGATGCGTGCCGATGTTCCATTAATCTATGATGAGAATGGAACTCAACTCAATTAGGAGAGGTTAAATTATGTCTTACGAACCTCTCATTCGAGACTCCAACGGTTCAGGTGATGTAGCATTCAGAATTCCTTCAACGACAGAAGAAAATTATCTTGCATATCAAATGGGGTTATATCTTGCTGATAGTGCAAATATTCCAGATGCCCTAGTCACAACAAACGCTACAAACGGCACCAGTATTGGTAGTCATTCAAATACCTATTATAATGCAATTCTAGGTCAGCATGGATTTACCACTCAAGATATTACAACAGAGACTGTAACGCTTTATCAAAAGAATTCTATCTTAGATGAGTCAAATGCGGATTATCGTCGTCCAATAAAATATATTTTAGATGATGGTCAAACACAGTTTATTGAACATGACTCTGACGATATGAGCGGTCTTACAAATCGTCTACTTAGTCGTGCATTCACTTCTGATTATCCAGGAACAATGAAACTTGCAACATCAACACCTGCAGGTGGTTATACTCTTGTAGAAGAAGCGTTTAGAGACACACGAGCAAACGATGACTCTGATGTGAACATCTACAATCTTTATAAAAGAACTTCGATGTCTGCACCTGACACGATTCGCCCTTTTCATATTAAAAGAAGTGGTGGTCGAACAGGAACATATGAAGGACTACAATCACTAACAGATACTCAGATAAAAGAATCATTTGGCGCAAGAGCAAGACATCTTATTTCGGCGAATAATTCATCTATCGGTTCCTATCAGTTAAGAACTGCTATTCAAGGCGCTCCTACGGATCCCGGAACTTGGGTAGCAAAAGGGACTGCGAGTGATACAACAAATACAGCCACAGAAAGAAACTATACTCGTAACTGTCAGGTAACAAGATTTACCAACTTTACAGGAACATTTATTGGTAACTATATTGGAACATTTATTGAAATATTAAATTATACTGGTGATTTTATAAGAGACTTCACTGGTAACTTTAGTGGTAATTTTATTTCTGATACAGGTGTCTATGAAACTAATTATGCAGGAAACTATGTTGGTGACTATATTGAAAGTTACACTGGCACATTTACTCAAACATTCATAGGTAATTATTTAAGAGACTATACAGGTAACTTCTTAGGAACAGATTATACTGGTGATTTTGTAAGAGACTTTACAGGCAATTTTGTGCCTAATTACACAGGTAACTTTATTAATGAAGACGCTTTAGCGCAACAACAAAACGAACCGACTGGAAATACGCTTCCTCAGCAAGGTAATCCTTTAATGACTTTGACTGCGGAAACTCACAGTCAACAACGTCTCTCATGGTTAGCCAACGAAACAAAGGTAACATCGCCTAGCAGGGAAGCACTCATGATTCCTGACCGAGGATTAACCGCCAAAGACCAGTTTTATCAAACAACTGGCACAACAACTTATAAAGACAGAAACGGTTGCTGGGTTTGGCCAGCAACCGGAACTTATGGCGGTACTCCTCACTCCGTATTATTCTCTATCTGTGCTGAAAGAGAAAGTGGCGGCGGCGCATATGTTGGTTGCACTATAGAATTCGCTGACGACCCGCGATGTGATGAGACATTTCGTGTTTACTTTAAAGCAGATAATGCTGACGCTGGCTCAGGTACATATTACTATTCTATCTCAGGTGCGGCTTCAGGAAATATTAATGTAAATCCTGGCTTGTTTGGCAATGCAAGTGCAGAGGTTGAATTTGTGCCAGGTGCAGGAAATACTGTTACTTTTTACAATCAAGTAAGAAGAGATGCTGGCTCGTCCGTTAGTATGGCATTCATTATTATTATGACAGGTGAAGAAGATACAAACTCGATTGAACAAGATTACACAAGACTCGAAGAGGGTGCAGATTTTTCTCGCCTCTCGGCAGAGACTTTTACGGGTGATTATTTAGGTAACTTCATTACCAATGATTATGTTGGTAATTATGTCGGCGAGCAGAGTTTCAACGCCATCAATCAAGCTCAAACTTACTCCGGCGCCTATAGTTTTATTGGTAACTTTACAGACTCCATCTTTACTAACAATTCCGTTGGTAATTATGTGGGAGCGTATACAGGTAATTTCTTAGGTGCCTATCTTCGTAATAGTTTAGCAAACTTTACAACAACTTATGCTCGAATCTTTACAGAGACTTATACCACTGTGTCTATTGTCAACAGGGATAGTGCGTCTTTTCAAAGAGAGTATATCTTTGAAACTTATCTTACCGCTTATCAGACAACATTTACAGGAACATTTATTGGTGATGCTGATTATATAAGTGACTTTACAGATGTTTTCACAGATAACTTTACAAATACTTTCTCACTCATTAACGAAGAAGACACCGCAATTCTTGAAAATTACGAAGGAACTTTTGCAGGAAACTTCATTGGAGACTTTACAGGTGACTTCAGTGCGCTCGAATTAACAGAACCTAGTCAGACTATAAATACATACACATTATATGTAAGAGTAGCGTGATATGGGTTCAACAGTTCTGAAATTAGCAGGTAGTGGTGGCGACCTCAAGGAGATGTCAACCACCGAAGAGAACTATCTTGCTTATCAAGCAGGATTACAACTTGCGGCAATGGGAACGACAAGTGCGGCTGCGCTTACCACATCTGCTAGTGGAGCGACAGCAATTGGTTCATTTACTGATACCGTCTTTGACCAAAGCGTAGGTTCTCACGGAACTCTCACTACTACGACAACTACAACAACTCTTTATCAAAAAGATGCTGTCGCTGGCACAAGTGGTTCAGATTATCGACTACCTGTTGAGTTTATTGATAATGCAGGTGATTATGAGATTCACGAACTCACACAGACTGAAGTAAACACTCTCACAGATAGACTTGTTTCTCGTATCATGACATCTGAATATCCAGGCACATATCGTCTGGGTTCATCTGCTCCGAGTGGCGATTATGATACACATCTTGCTAGTGTATTCAGTGATACGAGAACAGATGGTTCTTCGGTAGCATATAACATTTATCAAAGACAGACAATGACTGCTCCTACGACAGTAAGTCCGATTTCTGTTAAAAGAGATAGTGGTCGCACAGGAACATATCAAGGTCTTCAAGAGATGACCGATGCTGAAATTAAATATACGTTTGGTCAAGAAACAAAAACTCGTATCATGAATGGAGATGATGGAGTTGGAACATATCAACTTCGCACATCAGCACAAGGCGCACCTGTTGCTTCAGGAACTTGGAGCGCAAGAGGAACAGCGACAGACACAAGAAATACTGTGGCTGAACAAGATTATACAAGAGATGCCGAAGAAGCATACACTGGTAACTATATCGGTGACTTTACTGGTAATTTCTCAAGAACGTTTACTGGTAATTTTATAGGTAACTTTCAACAAGAATATACAGGAAATTACTCTGGGGCATTTACCCGAGATTTTGCAGGTAACTTTACAGGCGACTATATCGGTAATTATGTTAGTGAATATACAGGTGAGTTTCTAAGAGATTTCACAGGTGAGTTTGCTCGTGAATTTATAGGAACATTTGCAGGTGAGTTTACGGGTAACTTTTTAAGAGATTATCTTGGTAACTTTCAAGGAAACTTCATAGGCAACTTTGCAGGTTTTGCAAACTCTACAGCAGCCTCAACACAAAACTTTACAAGTGCATTCACCGCTGTTTCAACCGCTGACTTTACGAGCATATTTACAAGTGCGTTTGAAACTAATTTTACTTCAAACTCAAACGTCACTTCGACTAATACATTCTCTGCGAATTCAACAGCAAATTCAACAGCGAACTTTACAACTGCATCAACAGCTAATTCACTATCAAACTCTACGACACTCTTTACTGGTAACTACACAGGCAACTTTGCTCGTAATTTCCAAGCCAATTCTACAGCAACCTCAACAGCAGATTCTGCAATATTGTATACGGGTAACTATACTGGTAATTTCACAACCAATTTTACGCGAAACCGAGTAATCAACTCTAATGTTAATTCTACTGCAAACTTTGAAACAAACTATACAGTAAACTCGACCGCAAACTTTTCGGCAGTTTCAACTGCAACGTATACTGGTAATTTTGCTAAGAATTATACTAGAAATTCGTTATCAAACTTTACAACAAATTTTAATCGTAACAGTCAAGTAAATTCTACGGCGACATTCAATCGTAACAGTCAAGTAAATTCTACGGCGACATTCAATCGTAACAGTCAACAAAACTTTACAACAAATTTTAATCGTAACAGTCAAGTAAATTCTACCGCGGGATTCACTCGTAACCGTCAAGAAAATTCTACCGCGACATTCAGTCGTAACAGTCAAGTAAATTTTACACGAACAGTCACTGAAGAATTCACCGGCCTTGGCTTCGCCGCTTTCATAGGCGCCAATAACTATAGCTATACCGCTGCCTTTAGAGGAACATTTACCGGTAATTTTTCCAGAGACTTCACAGGTAATTTCCAGCGAGACTATATAAGAGACTTTACAGGCAATTACGCCAGAGACTATATAAGAGATTTTACAGGTAATTATGCCAGAGACTATCTAAGAGACTTTACAGGTAATTATGCCAGAGACTATCTAAGAGATTTCACGGGCAATTACGCCAGAGACTATCTAAGAGACTTTACAGGCAATTACGCCAGAGATTATCTGAGAGACTTCACAGGAAACTATGCCAGAGACTATCTAAGAGACTTCACAGGAGACTTTGTTGGTAATTTTACCAGAGAA